AGTTGCCCGAATGCTCTCAAACTCATCAAGAGCTACGCCAACAAGCACCTTGTCTTGCCCGAATGCATCACAAACTTTTTCCAGGTTACAATCAAACTCACTCACTAATGTGTAGATGATTATGTTTCTCCACCGGATAATGTAGTTCTTCTTTAGTTTCTTTAGCTTGTCTGGAGAATATCCTGTAATTTCTGAAGCACCTTTTAAAGCCCTTTCTATCAAGTCATCGAGATTATTGCCCGAATGCTTTTCCCATAGCGTTTTTTCTATTTGTTCTTTTGTTTTTTGAGTTAGTGTTTTCATAAATATTTATTAATCTATTAAGTCATTTAAAATGTTAAGACCTTTTATTGTTTCTGCTTCTATTTCTATTGGTTCTCCTATTATTTGATTACGTAAACTATCCATTGTGAAATCGCTTACCTCCCCATACCTGGCTTCCTTTTCGCCTGGCTCTGGACTAAGGTTATATTGTTTAAAAGATTTGACCTTGCCCGAATTCTTACAGTAAATGACCTCAAACATTACCGGAATGCCATTTGGCCGTAGTTGTCTTAACATATGCATGATTTATATTGCCCGAATGCCCGAATGCATTAAGGGAAATTTTTTTGAGTGAGTTAATTTTTGAGTCAAAAAAAACCTGGAAAGTATTTTAAGCAATCCAGGTCTTTTAATTATGTTTTAGTTTCTTATCAAGTCTTTATGGTTTGCCAATACTATTCCACTTTCAATATCTGCAATCCTTTTAAGCATTTCATTTTTATTAGGCGAATAAATCAAATCATGAATATCATCCTTGCCGTAAAATCTGTATTTTAAGTAATAGCCTTGCATTACCTTTACAGATATGAATTCAACCTCATAAGATTTCATGTGACGATTGAGACGCTTTAAAATAAGATCTAAATCACTGTTATCATTATCATTATTTGTCATTTGTTTGTTTTCTATTGTTGGTTAGGTGTTTTTAATAAATATTATTAGTGGGTTGCAATTGCTATTGTAACATTCTTGAACCTATCAGAACCGCACGCATGGCCGCTAGGAGTGCATGAACCGCATAAACCAGGGCAGACAAATACACGTTCTTTTGCTGCTTCTCTCACTGCTCTATTATACTCTTTTGTCCTGGCTCCCAATGGTGAATCGAATTCTTTTGGAATATCAACATTAATGAATTCACCGCGTACGCATGAAAGCTTTTTTATACGTTCCTTAAGATTTTCGTCTTTACCATAAATTGAACCGGATGAGAGGTTTAATAAATAGTTTTCTGGAAAGGTTAAATTAAGTGAATCGTATATTAAAAATTCTTTCCAGGATTTGCTGTATCCATATGCTTTAATTTCTGGACGTAAAAATAAAAGGTTCATCCAAAAAGTTAAATGATTAATATTCTTAAAATCCCCGTCCACGTATAAACGCAAGTTTAAGAATGCTTTACCATTTTTTAATTTAAGGTTTTTAAATTCATTGGCTATTATATCCCGCCCCTTTTTTGAGTTCATCAAATAGAAGTTCTGCAGCTGTCTAAAGAATGCAGCCGGATAACGCCAGGCTTTAAACGAGTAACAAACCTTTAAGCAATCGCCAGCACCTGGACAAGTCGCGCCCGGTATCGTTGAAAAACTAACAAAAGGAAGCTTACTATTTCCACCGCTTGCAAAAATAGAGAACGGAATACTACTATCACTTTTATCTAATAATAGAGATTTAAATTTATTGGCATAAAATCCCCAAGTGCCTCTATTAGTACCGGATTGCTTTTCTATATCTTCCAGGGCCTTAATAGCTGGCTCTAGTCCATTAGTTTCTATGGAGTTTACAAGCTCCACTAATTCAAGCGCCATTGCACGGTTGAACGTGTATTTCATTTTGTTCATTTATTTTATTGGTTAGGTTAATAACTGAAACCTGGAAAGCTAATAATTAAACTAGCAATCCAGGGTTCAATAATTAAAAATATCTCTCAGCAATTGCTGTAACTATGCAGAGAATGCAAGTGCCTATTAGGACCAGGAGTAAAAATTCCATTACGTTATATAAGTGTAATTAAGAGTTCTTCGGCTCCAAATACTTTATTTTCACCGCAAGCTTCGCAAGTGTAGTTTCTGGCATCCGGTTCGATACATTCCGCAATTTCATTGCAAGCAACGCATAAACCAAGATTACTATTAGATTCGACTAAATCGATAATTAGTTGTTTGTTCATTTATTTTATAGGTTAGTAGTTAGGTTAATAACATTTAAGGAATTGTCTTACTATTGGCTGGATCTCAGATTTATCAAACCAGCCTTTTTTCACGTGCTCGCAAATAAAGTTAAGGAATGAAAGGTGATTATCCCCTTTTTTATCCAGACTCTTATAATAGGATTCACTATCTAAATAGCAATTGAATACAATGTCATCAATAATGTCATTGGTTACGTTATTAAACGTGATTAGTTCGTTTTTCATGATGTTCGTTTTTTTGTTTGTTGAGTTAATTAATTAATTAGGAATAGCGATTTAAGTGCTTTTCAAGTTCTTCAATAGTGGTGAAAAAACCGGTAATGGTTAATATATCCTGGTTATCTATTGTACGCTGGATTTTTTGAAGCTTAGTAAATAGCAAGTCCCATTCTTTAGTTTGTCTAATATTGTTCATTTTATTTGTATTAGTTAAGTTAATAAAATTAATTCCACACTAGACGACCAACTTCATTTCTTTTGATTTGGTAGTACTTCAAACGCTTGTATCCATGATTTAAGCAGTTATCTTCTTCCACTGGTATTCCTATCCTATCGTCTTCCTCTACATCTTGATGATAACCAACAAAGATATCATTAGAATTTTCTCCATTGGCTTCAAAAGTTGTAGAGCAATTGTAATTAGTTCTATTGAATAAATCCGTTATAGCATCAGCCACACTCAACCCACTTGAACCTATAGGGCATCCATTAATGCCTAATGAAATGAAGTCATTTTCTTCCTTGTCAAAATATACTTCGTAACGAGTGGATTCATATACTTCTAAGTAAACTGCTGGTTTTGTTTTCGTTTTCATGATAATTTGGTGTTTTGGTTAAGTTTCTGAGTATATAGAGGATAAAAACGGGCGCAAGTTACAATTTCATTAATTTATGTTCATTTAATTATTAAGGCTAATTATTCTTTTCGTTTATACCTGGATAGCTGGCTCCTTACTATTGGTATATATAAATGGTCAATACATCTTATAAGAGCTTCTTCAGTTTCTTCATTGTCCAATAAATACGATAGGCCGCTAACAGCTAAACAAGCGTGCAAGGATTCATGCAAGATTGTTTCGAGTGTTTCCTGGTTACTTAAAGATTCTCTAATAGTAATCAATTTCTTATCTATGTCGCAGAGTCCATAATCATTGATTGGTTTGTATTGAATCTTAAAGGCGATGCCGGCTATCTGAATTGATTTAGGTTTGTAATAGGATTCTTTATCAGTCATAATTAAAATAGTTTGTTGAGTAGTTACAAAGTGAATACATAGGAAAACAAAAACGAGGATACAAAAAAGGATACGTAAATAAATCAAAGGCAATGAATCAAGACAATGAACCCACTCAATTAAGCAATAACTCATTCACTCAATATATATAATCTGTTGCAGATACTATTATTACAGTCTCATTTGCAAATCCTGACAATTTCACCGGACAATAGGCCCCCTATTTGACTTTAAAATTCACCAGGATTTGATCGATTCAACTAGGCTTGGGGGAATTCCGAATGCGAGTGCGTATATATTACCCCAACAGATTTTTGTATCGAAAGTAAGGGGTTTAGGAATAACTCATTAACTCACTCTTAACATAATACTTAACATCAAGAGTTAACACTTATATACATATATAACATAAAGCTAACACCTTTATACATATATACATATAGTACCTTAACATATGCTAACATATGCTAACATATGCTAACATATGCTAACATATGCTAACATATGCTAACATTGAGTTATTGAGTTGTTATTTATAAACCACTTATCCAATTGTCCATATTTCATATATCTAATTATCTAAGTAAGGAGTATTGCCTCCCCCGAAGGGGTCTTTAACTTCCCTTTCCCCATTCCTTCATATACAGTCGTAAATTCAACATCCCTATTTTTATAGGATGATGTGTTCATCGCTCCATTCCTTAATTCCTCTGGCTAGAGCTTGGCTTAAAACGTGTTCATGATCAGCAAAAGTAATCCAG